TACTTATGATGACGCACAAGAGAGTTATGTAGCCCGTTATACGGCTGAGACTGTAGCATTGGCATTTGCCATTACAGAAGAAGCAATGGAAGACAATCTTTATGATACGTTTGCCAAGCTTCGTGCTAAAGGTCTTGCTCGTGCAATGGCTAACACTAAGCAGGTTAAAGCTGCAAACCTATTCAACAATGGCTTCGCTACTGCTATTGGTGATGGGGCTGCATTCTTTTCTGCTGCACACCCAACCATCTCTGCTGGTCTACAAAGCAACTTAGCTGCTGCTGCTGACCTGTCAGAGGCTACACTTGAAACCATTCTAACGAACATCCAGAAGATTACGGATGATCGTGGTATCTTAATTGGTGCAAGTGCAGTAAGTCTACATATCCCAGTTGACTCTTGGGCGATTGCAGACCGTGTTTTGTCTAGCCCCGGTAATACTCAAACGAGTGCTGCTGCTGCTAACCCTAACAACAATGCAATCAATGCTACTCGTCACCTTGGTATGCTACCAGATGGTTACTACATCAACCGTAGGTTCACAGACACTGACGCTTACTTCGTCAAGACTGACGTACCTAATGGTGCTAAGATGTTTAACCGTACTCCACTTCAGACCAAGATGGAGCCAGACTTCGATACTGGTAATCTTCGGTTCAAGGCACGGGAGCGTTATAGCTTTGGTGTTTCTGATTGGCGTGGTTACTTCGGTAGCGCAGGTTAATTAATATATGGGGGAGAGGGAAACCTCTTCCTCATTATTATAAGGAGATAATATGAGTACAAATATTAAAGCAGCTACCAATACAAGTATTAACGGTGAAGTTAAAACTGTATTTAAATATGTAGATAGTAATGTAACTGTAGGCAATAATGGAACAGGTAACAACCGTCCAACCACTACAAGAATTTTAGCTATACATACTTACTCTACATTAGTAGGTGGTATAGATATTACAGGTGCAAGGCAGATTACAAATAAAACTGCTAAAGGCACAGCTATACGGTACAGAGTTGGAGCTTTAGATTCTAATGATATGTATATAGGAGAATTAGGCATAGGTGTAAATGGAGTAGTCTGTTGTAGTACTTCAGGTACAGGAGCAATGCTTCCAACAATTACTTTATATGTAGGTTAGTATGCCGAATTACTCTTACTTAAAGACAGACTTAATCAATACGACTGAGAATGACTCTACTGAGTTTGCTACTCAGGTGTCTACAATTATCTATAAAACAGAGATACGTATGATTAAAGATCTTGATGATGCTGGACTAGATGAGTATACAACAATATCTGTGTCCTCTGGTAATGCAGGTACTGTGTCTTTAAGTGACAGAGCTAGAATTGTTCGTAATGTAAACTATAAAGTTAGTACAGGAACAACAGTAACAAATCTTCTTCAAAGGACAGTAGCCTATGTAAACGACTACTGGCCTGTAAGTGCATCTACAGGAACGCCTAGATACTATACAAGGCGTAACAACTCAAGTATAAAAATAGTCCCTACCCCAGTTTCAGCACTTACAGTTGAAATACAAACACAGTCATCACCACTCCCTCTAGCATCTGCTACAGGTACGAGTGTAACTATAAGTAATTACTTTAGTGAGTATTGTTATGAAGCTCTTTTTGCAGGATGTATGATGGAAGCTACCATGTACATGAAAGATTGGAATACACTTCCTGTATGGCAAGGAGAATATCAATCAGCAATGTTAGGCTTACGTAATCAAGCTAGACGGACACGACAAGATGATATGGCTGTAGCTGCATCTCCTGCTGGTGGTCCAGATCCAATAGTACAAGGAGAAAGTTAATGAGTGCTAAAACTATTATAGGTAAAAATAAAGGTATGCGAGGGACTGAAAAAAAAATTAAAAAGAAAAAAAAGCCACCTTCTTATGGAGAAGACAGAACTGGTCCTCCTGAAATTATTAAAAAAATGGGTGGTGGTATGATCTATAAAGATATGGGTGGTTTAGTAGGAGGACAAACTAAACTTGATATGAATAAAGATGGTATGATTACTGGACAAGATTTTAAAATGATGCCTAAGAAATACGGTGGTAAAATTACTTATCGTATGAGTGGTGGTAAAGTGGCTGGTGCAGGATACGATGATTAGTCGTAGCTCAGTTAGACAACAGATTATGAAGCCCGGAGATAAGAAGAAAAAGAAAAAAATTAAAAAGGTAATGGGTGAATTTAAAAGAAAGAAGTTAAAGAGTAGCTCTGGTAAAAAGGTTACTAAACGTAAACAAGCAGTTGCTATCGCATTAAGCGAAGCAAGACGAAAGAAACGAAAAAGGAGAAGTTAAATGGGTGGACCGATAGCACAAATCCCTACTCCAGTAGATCTGGATGAGGTACTTGGAAGACCAACGGGACAGGGCTATGGTGCTGCTCGTAAAGGACCAAGTGTTACAGGTAAAGAAAGTGATGTAGTCGTAGAAGAAGACTACTCTCAAAGTAAATCTTTTAAAGTTTCAATAGGAGAGTAGTTATGGCTGACACTAAAAGACAAAAAATTGAAAAAAGAATAAATGCTATAGTAGCAAGAGGGAAAAAAAGGGGAACTTCCCAAGCTAATATTGATAGAGAAACTAAACTTTATAGAACTAAATTAGCTAAATTACCTACAAGAGTTTCACCTGCACCGGGAAAACCTAAACCTATTATTAAAGCTAAAGAAAAAAGTAAAAATAAAGAATCAAAAGGATTTAGTTTCTTTACCCCTAAAGGAAGAAAACAACTTGATAGTATAATATCTAAAGTTATGAAAGCTATTGGTCCAGATAAAAACCCAACAACACAGGATGTTAAAAAAGCATTACCTACAAATCAAAATGATATGAGTAATAAATCTATAGAAGAAATACGTAATATTATAAAAAAAGCAGAGGGTGAAGGTAATAAATTACAAGCAAAACGTAGGCAGAACAAAGGTGGAGCAGGTCAAAAATTACCTCTTAAAGCTAAAAAGAAAACTATAGATCAAGAAGGTGGAGTAGGTCAAGGATTACCTCTTAAAGCTAAAAAGAAAACTATAGATCAAGAAGGTGGGGTAGGTCAAGGATTACCTCTTAAAGCTAAAAAGAAAGTACCTGATTATACTCCTAAAGGTAATAAAGCTATGCTTAAGAAAAAAGATAGTGATACAAAGTTTATAAAAAGAATAAAAAAAGCTATAGAAACTCCTGCTAAGAAATCAATTAGAAATATGAAACCAATTAATGACGGAGATACTCTTAGTGGAATAGCTAGTAAATATGGAACTACTGTTAAAAAATTAATGGAGTTAAATTCAGATACTATTAAAGATCCTGATAAAATATATGCAGGTAGAAAAATTAATGTAGGGGCAGTTCCATCAACCGCATTAGGTGCAACAAATAAAGATAAGCCTGTACTCGGTGGAAGAGGTAAGATAACTACAAAGAAAGGTGGTACAGTCTTTCGAAGAGGTGGTGGTCAAGCCTTACGAGGATTTGGTAAAGCTACTTACTCTAATAAGATGTACTAAGAATGTTTGGATTGATATATGAAATAAAAACTCGTATGGAAAATAAGTATGAGTTTAATAAAAAATATAAAAAGTCTATAGAAGAAGGTTACGATGACTATACATTACTAGATAATAATGTTATTAAACCAGAGAAAGAAGATTACCCAGATTGGGAAACATGGTTTGATGCTAATTATAATTATATGATAAAAAAATTTAGGTACACATATGGCAGTAAAGAAAAAAAGAAAGCCTAGTAATATGAAAGGCATTACGATTGGTAGGGGGATGAAACGTCCTACTAAGTCTGGTGCTGGTATGACTGCTAAAGGTGTAGCTAAGTATAAAAGACAGAACCCCGGTTCTAAACTAAAGACTGCTGTTACAGGTAAAGTTAAAGCTGGAAGTAAATCTGCTAAGAGACGTAAGAGTTACTGTGCTAGATCAGCAGGTCAAATGAAGAAATTCCCTAAAGCTGCTAAGAATCCTAATAGCAGACTTAGACAAGCTAGAAAACGATGGAGATGTTAAATGAAACGACAAAAAAGAGTATGGGATAAGAAAGCTGGTGGACTAATATATGTTGACAGTGTTAAAGATTTCTTAGCACAAGAGAGTGAAGTTCAAGTAGAAGAAGCTCCAGTTGAAAAGGAAGAAGAAATTGTTGAAGAAGAAGTCATTGAAGAAGAAGCTGACGAAGCGTCAGACTGATACTTTAAAGAAACACTCAGTTCATCACACTGCAAAGCATATGTCTTTTATGCGGAGTGAGATGAAGAAGGGTAAGACATTCTCAGCATCACATAAAGCTGCTATGAAAAAGGTGGGCCGATGACAAAATGTAGAAAGTGTGGAAACCCTTCTCATTGTAATGTTTCATTAAATCAGATTATTTCTCAAACTGTATCTGGTGTAGGTGGAACTAAGATAGGGCTTTGTAAAACTTGCATATGTGATAAGTGCGTACCTAAGACTGATTGGGGCTAACGTGACTGAAGCAACTAAACGTGACCCTAAGAAATGGGCTGCTGCTAAAGCAAGAGCAAAGGCTAAGATGGGTGGTAAGCATTCAGCAAGAGCAATGCAGTTAGCAGTTAAGTACTACAAAGATTCAGGTGGTACATACAAAGGTAAGAAGAAAAAAAGTAACAAGCTATCTAAATGGAGCAAACAAAAGTGGAGAACAAAGTCAGGTAAACCTTCTAAGAAGACAGGTGAAAGATATCTTCCAGAGAAAGCAATCAAAAGCCTGACATCAAAGGAGTATGCAGCAACCACG